TTGTTTCCGATAGTTGTTTTTTGATACGGTCTAATAGGTATGCCATGATGTATTTATATTCATATTATAATTGCCTTCACCTTTGCCTGGTTTTATTGATTGCCGGCGTATAAGTATTGGTGTCCGGTTTTCAGTATAATCCAAGTTCCTTTTCAGTTAGTATCTTGAATTCCCATCCATGTTCGTGACAGAACTCATCAGCAGCTTTCCACTTTGATTGATTAACAATATAAGTTACTTGTTCGTTGATGAACTTTTGTGTCTTTCTTTTTCTCTCAGGTTGTTTCGTTTGTGAGTGTGGTTTTACTTCAATCACATAAGTCATTACTAAACCATTTTTCTTTCTCATCTTTACTACAAAATCCGGAAAGTATCTGTGCATTTTATTGTCAATGGGATTATAGTAAGGAATCACCAATTCTTCTGAAGCCCACCAGATTACTTGTGGGTGGTCGTCAAAATACTTCATCACTCGCACTTCCCAAGAAGAACGGTAGATGATATTATTTGCATCGCCTTTATATTTGGCTGGGTTCTTAGGTTTAAAGATACCCTTATAGGTTTTGTTACCGAAAGTCATATAAATATGTAGTCAATCTAAAAAGGCACAAAATGGCACTCTTTACTCTCACAGATATAAGTTTCTCAAAAAATAACAATGTTCGCAAAGGCCGAGCTTCCACCAGTCTGGTTGGTGGTGGGTATGAGAATAATATATTTCGTTATCCTGAAGATATTGGTAACTATGACAAAGGTCACTACATGGTTATTCATATCAATGAACAGGTAAGAACACAATACGCAGGTCAAACTACTGGTGATGACCCGACAATTATTTCAAATAGAACACGTTTTGGAACACCATCTCCCTTTACTAATTTAGGTGAGATTGCTAATAGTCCTGTTGGTAACTTAGTTTCAAACATTACCGGATTAGCATCAGATTTGGTTAATAAACTATCGGATGACGGTATAACAGGTGCAATTAAAGCTGGTGCTAAAGGTGCTGGTGAAGTAACCAAACAAGTGTTTACTAACGCTTCTTCTGTTAATGGTGTAAGAACTATACGTAGAACAACAGATACCATTGCACTGTATATGCCAGATACAATGAATTTTGTGCATCAACAACAATACAGTGATGCATCTCTTACTGGTTTGCCTGCAGCTGTGCTTGCAGGCGGTGCTTCAGCTGCACAGTCTTTAAGAGGTAACAGTAATCCGAATGATGTTTCAAAAGCAATTGCAACAAACTTATCACCTTTCTTAGCTAGTTATGCTTTAAATCAACTTGGTGATATTGGTCGTGCTGCCTTTGCTGCAGGTTTTGGTATGGTACAAAATCCAATTTTAGAGTTACTTTACACATCGCCTTCTTTCCGTTCATTTAGATTTGATTTTGTTTTTTACCCTAGGTCAGAACAAGAATCAAAAGAAGTTCAAAATATTTTACAAAGATTGAGATTTCATCAGGCTCCTGAAATAAGAAAAGAATCAAATGGTTTCTTTTTAGTTCCTCCTTCAGAGTTTGATATTAAGTTTTATTATAACGGTGCCGAAAATCCAAACATACCTTCAATTTCAACTTGTGTTTTGGAAACAATTGATATTGATTATGCACCAAACGGCTTCTCTACATATGAAGTACCAGGTCAAACTCAACCTTCTTTAGGTGAAACTGGTATGCCTGTAGGTATTCGTTTAAGCTTACAGTTCAAAGAAACCGAAATTCTTACCAAAGATAATTTTTCTTCTGGTAGAATTTCTAAACAAACACAAGAAATGAGTAGTGAGTGGAATAAAACTGGTGCTGCTATTAGAGGTGAGGGACTTTTCTAATGGCTAACTATTTTAGATTTTTTCCACAAACATATTACAATTTAGAAGATAGTAAAAATAATGTTGATGTTGTTACCAACATTATGTCTAAGTTTTCTTTTGAACCTAGTTTTAAAAATAATTCAGTAATATATTATGAATATGTTATTACTGATGGTGAAACTCCTGAAATGTTGGCACATAAAATTTATGGTTCAGCTGAAAAACATTGGATTATTTTATCATTAAATGACATTGTAAGTCCAATGACCGACTGGCCTCTTGAACAAAGAAGTTTAATTAAATTGATTGATAAAAAATATGAATCTTTTGCAAACACGGCAAATGGATTTACAGGATTAGAATGGGCTGAACAGAATATACATTCTTATTTTAAAGTAGAAACTCAACTTGATACTTACACAAATCAGTCGGTTTCTAAAACCATTATTATTGATAGTCATACATATTCTAATGTAACACCATCTTCTACTAATTATACATTACAGAGTAACAATGTTATTCGCATTGATGTTACTAAAGGTTTTAAAACTTTTTATGAGTATGAAGTAGAACAAAATGAAAACAAACGAAAAATTAAAATATTAAAACCAGAATTTGTTCCTGCGGTTGAAGAAGAATTTAGAAGAACATTTGAATAATGGCAATTTTACAATCTACACAATTTGAGATTAAAAAACTGGCAATAACCAATAGAGATGGTTCTAAAGGTTTTGACATCAAAGGTGTGTTTGAAGAACTAAGTATTTTTGATAACATAATGATGCCATGTATGTCTGGTAATATTGTTATTAAAGATGCCACAGGTTTAGCTTCAAAAATAAACTTTGATGGTACTGAATATTTGGAAATAGACATTATAAAAGATTTGCAAAATTTAGACAGTATGTTTTTTAAAAAAAGATTTGTAATTTATAAATTAACTGACAGAAAAGAATTAACACAACGTTCTGAAATATATACATTACATTTTGTTTCTGAAGAATTTGTATTATCTGAACAAAAAAAATTAAAACAATCATACAAAGGAACATACTATGATATGGTTGTTAAGATATTAAATGACCATCTTAAAGTTCCATTTGAAACAATTTTAGATGGTGTTCGCAGTGGTATAGCTAACATGGAACCAACAAAGGGATTGCACACCTATGTTGTACCTAATCTAACACCGTTTCAAGCTATAGAATATATTTCAAAAGTTGCCATTAATAATTCAGGTACACCAGACTATCTATTTTGGCAAACTCAACTTGGATATAATTTTATGTCGTTGGCTACATTGTTGTCTTACGATGCGTTCTATAATATTACTGTTGGTGTAAAGAATATATCACAACAAGCTGGTGGTGAAAATGTTGAAAATGAAATTTATGGTGCAAGAGATTTAAAAGTTATTTCTCAGTTTAATATGGCAGAAAATGTTAAGAGTGGTGTTTATGCAGGTAAGTTTATTGGATTTGACCCTTTGACACGCACGGTAACAACACAAAATATGTCTTTTGATAATGTTTATAAATTAACAAAGAATCACGCTAACGATGTTTCTATGAATACCGGTGTTTTTAATAAAGAAGGCAGAGTTGCTACAGAGATGTATGATTCTAGGGTGACTTTGTTTCCATTTCAAGAAGATAGAAAAACTAACCCATATTTGAAATCAAAAGACAATAAATCATCTACAATAATTCAAGATACACATAATTACATTTTGCAAAGAAAAGTTATATTTGCAAACTTGATGCAAAAAAGATTAAGACTTACAATGCCTGGTAATTTTGCATTGGCTTCTGGAAACAACGCTAACATTGAAGTACCTCATAGATATGTTGAAGAAAATAAATCTGATATGGTTGATACTACATTGAGTGGTAAATACATTATTACAGGTGTAAGACATATTATTAGATTTGATAAACATGAAACTATTATTGAAGTTGCAACCGATTCTAGTATGAAAAAAGAGCTATGATAGAAAAAGATTTCGCTGGTAAAAATGGTTTTGTTTGGTGGACAGCAGTCGTTGTTGACCGAAAAGACCCAGCTAATTTAGGAAGATGTAAAGTTCGTATCATTGGTTGGCATGATGAGAATAAGAACTTACTTCCAGTTGAAGATTTGCCATGGGCACAAATATTACTTCCAGTTAATAGTTCAAAAGCAATATCATTACCAAAAGAAGGTGATTGGGTCGCTGGATACTTTTTAGATGGTGATTATGGACAAATGCCAGTTATTATGGGTGTTTATCCTGGCATCGTTTCATCAATACCTTATAAAGAATCACCTTTATCTTGGAGAGATGAGCGTAAACAATCTGAAATTAATTTGGATCCAAAACCACCAGCTGAAGTTGAAACTGTTGTTTATTTGGAACCTGTTATAGCGAGAGCTGGTCGTGGTGTCATTGAAGGCACAATGATTGATAAAAATAATAAAGACCTTGCTCATGTTTGTGATTTTATTTCAGAAATGCAAAAGAATATTAATCTAAAACAATACACTAAAGCTTTAGCAAATCAGATTCGTGAGGCTATTCGTGCTGTTATGAAAGCATTAGGTTTTAGTGATGCTACAGGTCAATATTCTTGGATATTAAACACATTAAAAGCATACGCAAGAGAAGTAAGACGTATACAAAAAGAAATCATACAACCAATTATTGATTTTGAAAGATATGTTCTTGCCTACATTGTTAAAATACGAGAAATGATTACTTGGATATTAGGATTACCTGAAAGATTTTTAACAATGTTAAATGACTGTTTACAGAGATTGTTAAAGTTGGTTAATCAAATATTTTTAGATACTGTATCTGGATTAAAAGAAGGTGGTTCTCAATCTGAGTTGAGTGAAGTTCTATCTGCAGCTAAAGATTCTGTAAATGCCACCTTTGAATTGGTTTCTAAAACCGGTGCAGCTATTGCTGGTGCTCAAGTTATTGTGGATTCTGCGGCTGTAAGTTTGTTAATACCAACAAATGCAGCTGAAGTGGAATCAGCGAATACATATATTAATAGTTTCACAACAAGTGGAAATAATATAGTATCTTCAGTAACGGCAGGATTACAGGCACCTTAATGTCACAATTGAATCAACCACCATCAATTAATTTATGGACTGAACCAGAATCGGCAGCCAATACCGATTATCAACCTGTTTATCCATATAATAATATTACTCTTACCGAATCTGGTCATTCATTTGAGATGGATGACACACCGGCAAGAGAGCGTGTTAGATTACAACATCGTTCTGGCACTTTTATTGAAATGCATCCTAATGGTGATGAAGTGCATAAAGTTTATGGTGACGGATATGAAATCACTATTAAAAATAAAAATGTTTTAATTAAAGGAACTTGTAATATTACTGTTGAGGGTGATTGCAATATGCAAGTTTTAGGTGATTTTAATCATTCAGTTAAAGGTGATTATAATCTTGAAGTTGCTGGTAAAATGAAACAAAGAGTTGTTGGCGATATATCAATATCTGGTGATGAAGATATTTCAATTACCGCTAATGAGAACTTTGGTGGCGCAGTTCGTATTGCAGCTGCCGATAATGTAACAATATCTTCTGACTTAGTTGTTGGTGGTTCTATAGCTGGTGATATTATTTCAGCTGAAACTCGTATCAATGCCGGTACAGGTGTTTATGCTGGTCCTTTGGGTGTGTATTCATTGGGACCAATCACTAGTCTTGTTAGTATGCAAGCACCACTAGGAACATTTGGTTTGATGACTTCTATAATGATGACTGATGTGGTAAATACTGGAATATATAAAACACACATTCATCCGGCTCCAAGAGGAATGACTGGTATACCTATTTTACCGATGGTTTAAGGATTATTATGAGTGCAAATGGAATTATAGAATTTTCAAATAATGTGTTATCTCACATGAATGCCATTCCAAAATTATTGGATGATTGGCAATTTGAAGATTTGGCTAATGATGATGTTAATGGATATTTTAAAAATCCTGTTGCAAATGTTACTTCAGATATTATAAGTGTATGTGGAACATTAGTATCTTTACTATCTGCGGTACCAGCAACAAACACAACAGCTGTTCAAGGAAGTACCGGTGCAATAACGACATTATTCACCAACATCAATTCATTGTCATCTAATGTGGCTGGGTTTAATGGTACAGAATTTATAGAACATACGAACAGAATTTCTGGAGTAACTCCGGTTGGAGCTTCACCATCAACCAGCGGTAGAGATACTGCATTATTACCGCATTACGACACAGCAATGGCTACTGGTCAATTAATGATGTATTTAACATATCAAAGTGAGGGTGTTCAGAACAACTCACCCATAATGAATAACTTTACAAGTATTGTCATTGAAGAAGATTTGAATTCTCTATACTCAAATATAAGTTCATACTATACAACAATCAGTAATAGTATTACCGTAACTGGTGGTGGTACTGATGCTTTAACGGATCCTTTTGTTAGAACTTCAAATCTATCATCTACTGTGGTTACAGATATGTTTAATAATATACAAAATATTGATAATACTTTGGCTGAAAAACGAAATAACGATGAAATATATTATAATACAAGTCGCCAAGTTTCACAAGATTTCAATGAACTTCGTAAATTTAATAATATGGGAGCAACAGCCAATAATTTAATTCAAAATTATATTGGTTCAGATAAACTTCTTACCAGGTTAAACTCATAAATAAGACATGGCAACCGTAAATACAAATATTGCAAGACAATATAAAGATTTAGACTTAAATTTTACGTTACATCCTGTTAGAAAGGATGTATCAAAACACGTTGATGAAATGGCTGTTATTAATTCAGTTAAAAATTTGATTTTAACGAATCACTATGAAAAACCATTTCAACCAGAAATAGGGTCAAATATACAAAAATTGTTATTTGAAAATATGGACAATATTACAGCTTCTGCAATTTCCAGAGAAATAGAACAGACAATAACAAATTTTGAACCAAGAGTGAAACTTACTTCAATAAATGTTTCTCCTAATTTTGATAATAATGCTTTCAGTGTGGGTATGGAATTTTACATTATCAATAGAACCGAACCAATAACTATACAATTCTTCTTAGAACGAGTAAGATAAAATGGCTGACCGCTTAAATGTAACTAGTCTTGATTTTGATACAATCAAAACTAATCTTAAAAACTTTTTAAAACAACAATCAGAATTTCAAGACTATGATTTTGAAGGTTCTGGTCTTAATATTTTATTAGATATTTTGGCATACAACACACACTATAATTCATATTATTTGAATATGGTTGCTAATGAATCATTTTTAGATTCAGCTATGTTAAGAAATTCTGTTGTATCTCATGCTAAAAAAATGGGATATACTCCTCGTTCAAGTGCAGCTCCAAGAGCCACAGTTAATGTTATTGTAGATTCTGGAAGTTCAACACCAGGCTCATTGACAATACCTAAAGGTTTTCAATTTTTATCCAATCAAATTGACAATCAAGCTTATAACTTTGTAACATTAAGTGATGTTACGGTACAAAAAACAGCAAACAATTTTGTGTTTTCAAACCTAAACATATATGAAGGTGAATTTGTTACTTACAATTATACACACAGTCAATCTTCAAATCCAAAACAAATATTTGATATTCCTGAACAAAACATTGATACCAACACATTAACTATTTCTGTTCGCCCATCTATTTCAAACACAGAAGTTTCTATTTATAGTAAAGCGCAAGATGTTTTAACTGTTGGCGCATCTTCTGAAGTTTATTATTTACAAGAAGGTTTGAATGGTACATATCAATTTTATTTTGGTGATAATATTTTAGGTAAAAAATTACCTGATGGTGCTTACATAACAGCAACATATTTAACTACCAATTCAACGGCAGCTAACAGAGCCAATAACTTTGTTGCGACATCATCTTTAAGTGGTTTTACAAACATTACTATAAACTCAATTTCATCAGCATCTGGTGGTGCTGATAGAGAAACTGTTGACCAAATTAAATATGCAGCACCACTAAATTTCTTATCTCAAAATCGTGCCGTAACCAAGAACGATTACATTAAATTAATTCAACAAAAATATCCAGCTTTTGAGGCTGTGAACGTTTGGGGTGGTGAAGAAAATGTTCCACCAATTTACGGTAAAGTATTCGTTGCGGCTAAACCTAGACTTGGTTTTGAAGTTACTGAAACAGAAAAAGAATTTGTTAAAGATACTATCTTAAAACCTATTAGTATTATGACGGTAACTCCAGAAATTGTTGATGTTGATTATAATTACTTAAAAATTGAAGCAGCAGTATACTACGACCCAACAAAAACAACACAAACCGAAAGTGATATTCAAACAGGTGTTAAATCATTGGTACAAACATTTTGCGACACAGAATTAAATAAATTTAATACATTGTTTCGTTATTCAAATTTAGAAGGCCTAATTGATAATTATAATAAATCTATAGTATCTAATGAAATTGAATTATTTGTTGGAAAAAGATTTATTCCAGATTTAATTAATTCCGGTAACTATACTTTAGATTATGGTTTTGAATTGGAAAGAGGAACAACTTACGATAATTTCTATTCTTCACCAACATTTAGTATGGTTGATGAAGATGGTGCAACTCGTAGCTGTTTCTTTGAAGAAATTCCATCATCATTTAGTGGTATTGAATCTATCACAGTTACAAATCCTGGATACAATTACACATCAACTCCAACAGTAACGATTGTTGGTGATGGTGAAGGTGCTACTGCAATAGCTACAATAGTTAATGGTAAATTGAGTAAAGTTACTGTTACAAATCCAGGTGTTGGTTATACTTCAGCTGCCATTCAAATAACTGGAGGTGGTGGTTTGTTGGCTGCTGCATCAGCTGTTTTAGAAGGTCGTTTTGGTCAATTGCGTATAGCCTATTATAAATTAGATGAAGTATCTAGTCAAAACACAAAAGTTGTTATTAACAGAAACCGAAATAATGGTGTTGCCGGAACAATTGATTATGTTTTAGGTAAAATTACATTACAAGATTTCAAACCAACTGATGTTAATAATAACTTTAAAGATATTATGATTCATTTCAGACCAAAGATTAATATTATAGAATCCAAATTAAATAAAATGTTAGTATTGGATGAATCTGACCCAACAAGTATTGCTGTAAAAACAATTAAAACTTCATGAGCAATTTATTAATTTCTCCGTTGGTCACCCAACAATTACCTGAATTTATTCGTGGTGAATATCCTACATTTGTTACTTTTATAGAAAAATATTATGAATGGATGGAACAAAGTGGTAATGCAGTTAAAGCTTCTGATGAAGTTCAATATGCCCAAAACGTTGATTTGGCCACAGACTACTATATTGAACAAATAAAACAAGAATTTCTTCCTTATTTTCCAGAATCTATTGCATTTGATAAACGAAAGTTTTTGAAATTAGTAAATAATTTTTACTCATCAAAAGGAACACCAAATTCATTAAAGTTTTTGTTTAGAGCATTATATAATGAAGAAATTGAAATTTATTACCCTAAAGACGATATTCTAAAAGCTTCTGACGGTAAATGGGTTTTGCCTTTAGCACTTCGCATTGATACCAATGATAATAATATTTTCAATATAGAGAAGAATTTAATAACTGGATTAACATCAAAAGCTACAGCTCTCGTTGAAAAAGTTACTCGTTCTGTTGACCGACAATTGGGTGTTTCTTATGTAGAACTTTATATTTCTAATGTTGATAAGATTTTTTCTACCGGTGAAATTATTAGTTCAACATACAATAATGGTACTGTAGATGTAACTGTTACCGGTCGTTTGATAGGTTCTCTTTCAGAAATACAAATTGATCCAAATAATAGAGGATTATTTTATAATCCTTATGATGCAATCACTGGTTACCAAGGTGACCCGGTTACGATTGTTGGTGGATTAAATCCTGCATCAAATACTCCAATTGGTGCAATTGCTCATGTTGGTGAAACAACACAAGGTGGTATTCCTGACATTATTGTATCTAATGGTGGTTTTGGATTCCGTGACCCAGCAATATTTTCAAACACATCAATTATAGATTTTAGAGGTGGATTTTCTACTTCATCTTTAGGTACAGAAGCTAGAGCTCAAATTAGTTTATTGGATGAAAATACTTACAGAACAATCAATGTAAGTAATACAATGATTTCTACATACATATCAGTCCCTATTTCTAATGTAGAGAACAATGCTATCAGTAGTATATCAACATTTCAATCTTTCAATGTTTTCCCAATCGCTTTTGTTTCCGTAACAGGTCAAGGTGGTGGATATAGAAATAGACCAGAAGTTGATGTGTATAGTTTTTATATGGAAAACAATAATGATGAAATTGTTATACCATCAACGACTATAACTAGAGGAAGAAATTTTATTACAAGTTCAAGTATTGATTTTACAACTTTTTTTCAACCTGGTGACCAGGCTAGATTTTTTGTTTTAAATAGATATGAAGAAATTAAAGAAATTATTTCTGTAACTTCCACACAATTAACATTTTCAAAAGCATTTGAAAATGATGTTACTGGTGTTGCTTTATATAAATTAAATCGTGGAGACCTTAGAAAATTAGGTTCTTTAGGTAGAATTAATATTGTCAATGGTGGCACAGGTTATGCCAACGGAGATACACTATCATTTAATGGTGGTTCTGGATATGGTGCAAATGCTTTTGTGTCCGTTGATGCAACAGGAACAATTATCAGTGCCACAGTAAATAATCACTCATCAAATGCATTTGTTATTGGTGGTGAAGGTTATTCTATGTCTAGTTTACCTACAATAACAATCAATACATCAACTGGTGCAAATGCCGTATTACAAGTATCGGAAATTGTTGGTGAGGGTGAACAACTAGACTTGTCACCATCAAGAGTTGGTTCTATTTCTAAATTACGCATTTCTAGTTTTGGTTATGATTATGTTAGTGAACCAATAATTTCTTTACGTAATGCCGACCTTACGTTGTCCAATGTGACAACTGGACAAGTATTTATTTCCAACACTATTGTGTATCAAGGTTCATCAAATATCAATACAACATTTACTGCTCGTGTAGATAAATTTAATACTGCAACCAACTCTTTGCGTATTTTTGATTATAAAGGAGTATTGAATACTTCTTCTAAACTCATTTCTGATGATGGTGCAACAGAAGCAGATATCACAAGTGCTCAATATTATGGTGATGGTCGTGCCTTGGCTACCGCAAACTTTGAAAATGGTCTAATTAGATTACCAGGATTATATTTGAATACTGACGGACAAGTTAGTTCCGATAAGAGATTGCAAGATGGTAAAAAATATCACAATTTCTCATATGTTATTAATACACAAAATGATTACTACAAATTCAAAAATGCACTAAATGACATTGTTCATCCTGTTGGCACTCAAACATTTGTAACCAGAGTTGATAATAATGATGAAACGGTACTTAAACAAATTACAACCAACACATTAATTACCGTAACATTAACGGATACATTTAACATAGCTAACGGTTCAAATAATATGATTTGTACCAATGTTTCATCTAATGTTGCAAATACCGTAAATGTTGGAGATTTTGTTATTTTGAGTGATGTTTCTCGTAGAATTTCTGGTACTGCAAATGTTACCAGTGGTTCTAATACGATTACTGGTGTTTCTTCTAATTTCATTAATGATATTATTGAAGGTGATATTATTTACTTATCTACAGGTAACACAGAAACGGTATCTAATGTCATTAGTTCAACTAGTTTACGAACACAAAATACTATCAATATTACAACAACCGGAGTTACAATTAATTTGGTATTTAATGATACTAAGATGGTTAATTTTGTAAATGCAAATACTATTTTGGTAAATACAAATTTTACAACAAATTCTAATTTTGTAACAACTTCTGTCCAAAAAGTTAAATAAATACAATTATGTCATCACTATTTACCAATAATTTCAAAATTCTTTTAGCTAAACAAGTCCAAAATTTAACGGATGTTGCAGCTAATGATTATCTTCCAGCTGATAGAAAATCCTATGTCTATGTAATTTTAGGCAAACAATTGCCATGGAATACTGGAACTGAAATTCCTCCAACACCAGGAACAACAGACGTTGATTTTTATGATTTATATAAACGAGGTATTTTTGCAAAACAAGTGAGTTTTGAAAATTCATCTCTAGTCGTTCAAAGAAATAATTGGACTGCAAATACTGTATATAACACTTATCAATCAAATACAAATTTTTATATTGTTAATTCTAAAGACCAAGTGTTTAAATGTTTGTCTAATGTTTCTACTGGCACAACATCTACTGATGAACCAGAATTAACATTGTCAACAACCTCACTTGAAGAACCATATTTGCAAACATCTGATGGTTATAAATGGAAATATCTCTATACAATTTCATCTGCACAGAAACAAAAATTTATGGATTCTGAATGGATGCCTGTATATTCCAATAAGTTTGTAAAAGCTGCCGCTACACCAACATCCATAGACATTGTAACAATTACGAATTCTGGTAATAATTATACCGATGGACCAACACAGGATATTATTAGTGTTGTTGGTGATGGCACTGGCGCTGTTTTGAGAGCAAACGTTGTATCTGGAAAAGTTACTGATATTATTATACAAAATAGAGGTGCAGATTACACTACTGCCAATTTAGTATTTACTGATATAACTGGTGGTATTGGGTCTGGCGCTTCAGCTACCGTAAGTATTGCACCACACGATGGCCATGGATATGACCCTGTGTTTGAATTGGGTGCATCAACTGTAATGTTTAACGTTGAATTTGACGGTGATGAAACTGGATTATTTCCTGTTGATAATGAGTTCCGTGAAATTTTTGCAGTAGTAAATCCTTATGAAGATGGAACAACCGAATTAGCCACCGACAAATCATATACACTATACACAAAAATAAAAACATCACCGGGTTTAGGTGATTTCAGTGTTGATGAAAAAGTATTTCAAGGAACAACTTTTTCTGAAGCCACATTTACAGCAGATGTTATATCTTTTGATGAAATTGAAAATCAATTATATGTCAATAATATATCAGGAACACTAACAGAAAACTCAGCCTTAAAGGGTTTAACTAGCGGTTCAATTCGTGTTGCAACTGCAAAAACAAATCCAACATTACATTTGTATTCTGGAAAAGTATTATACATATCCGATAAATTACCAGTTAATCGTGATTCTGCTCAGACTGACAGAATACGATTTATAATAAGCTTCTAAGAGTTTACGAGGAATAAATGACCACTCTTTTTAATTACGACCCATTTTATGACGATTTTAACGAAGATAATAACTTCATGCGTGTTCTGTTTAGACCAGGATATGCTGTTCAAG